GAGGTTGTTTTAGTTGAATGAATACATCATTCCACCATTTAGTGATACCGGGTCTGAGGTCTTTAAATGATTCTATGAAACGGATTGCATCTGATTCGCTAAAAGGTAACGTAGGAACGTATTCATTCATTAGTTCTTTTAGTTTACGTGGGCCTATTTTGTAGTTGATCGCATGAGAGGCTCGTTTGCCAACGTCTCTGTAGGAGTATTGAGTGTCTTCAATGGGATCGTGAACCTTATGTTCAGGTATGCGAAATAAGGCTAAGGCGTTTTCCGTGTGTATATCTCTACCGTCTATGAATCCTGTAATGTAATTTTTGTCTTTGGCAATCCAAGCGGTGATGCGAGCTTCTATTTGAGATGCATCAGCTTCCCAAAAGACCATATTATCGTCTGGAATGAACCAATCACGTTGATTTACAGGGACATTTTGCAGATTCATTCCTTTGTTGTATACGTCTTTAGACGATGATATACGTCCGGTATCTGTAGCTGAGGTTCTATATGATGTTCGCATTCTACCGTCTAAGTGAGTTTTGGCATTTAAATATGTGCCGACTATTTTCTTGGTTTGACGAACTCGCAATACGGAGTCGATGAATGGTTGAAGAGAGTTCTTCCTATTACGTAGTTTTTTCAAGGCGTGAATGTCGGCGTTTTTAAGTCGTGCAGATTCTCCAGCAGAGAGGTTTTCGCGTAGGTATTCAAGGACTTGTTTTGAACTGTTAGGGTTAACGTTGTTAAGTATTGGATCGGACATTAAGGTGGAGATTTCTTGTTCTAGAGTTCCTTTTCTAGATTCTCGTAGACTGGAATTTATTAAGACTCCTTTGTTTTCCATACGAATTAAAGTCTTAGTTACTGGCATGGATATGGTATTGAAAAAGTCAAGGGTTTTAGTAGAGAGAAGTTCTTGATATAGTTTAATTCCTACTTCGTAGGTGATGCAACAGTCTATTCCGTTGTAACGCCAGAGGGTTTCGTTGTAGTGACCCGAAGTAGCTTCTTTACGCATTTCCTTATAATACGGGTGGCGTGTATATAGACTGGCTAGGAGGTCTAATGAATGAGACATTTCTGGATGCATTACAGAATGGGCTACCATAGTGTCCATCCAGACATTATTTACAGGGATGTTAAATTGGTTCCGTAAGATTTGAGTGTCGTAATCTAAGTTTTGACCGATCTTTAAACTAGAGCCAGAGAGAACTTTTTGAAGTGACCGGATTAATTTTAAGGAGTATTCACGGGAAAATTGCCCGGTGAATGGAATTACAACAGACATCGAAGGAGATGAAGCAATTCCTACACAAGTTATATTAGATTGGAATGTCTCTATGTCAAAGGACAATACCGGGCTTGATTCCATCTGCAATAGAGGTGTGTTTAGGGCTTCGAAGAGTTCTATTTCTCCAGCGCCTGAGGGGTATCTCTTGTCGAGTTTACGTTTAATTGTAGCGTACGAAATTACTTCTCGGGGAATGTCTTCCCAAGTGTCACCTCGAATTACGCTGGCTGCAACAAAGGCGTCGTGACGGCAAAGAATTCTCCAAGCGTAGTTTCTTAAAATAGCTGTTGGGTGAATTATTGGAACGACTGGACATCCCCAACGAGATTTGACCACACTTCCGCGCCACTTTGTAATTCCCTGTTGAGCCAGTGTAAATTGCAATGCCCGCTCCCCCACAGCGATGATGCATTTCCTAGGTGCTTGTCTGATAAGAGCATCATTATGCTGATTGTATTTGTCTGGGTCTTTAAATCTAGTGAAATCATTTGCGGGTGGTCTTTCCCAATGTACATTCGTGCAGAGACAATTTCTTCGGAGGATTCCTGCTCTTGTGAGGAAATCGTCAAAGAGCATTTTTCCACTGGCGCCGACGAATGGTTTTCCTTCATAAGTTTCGTCCTTTCCTGGGGCTTCACCTATAACTACGATAGATGCATCTAACTTGCCATTAGGTTCTACTATCATATTAGATTTTCTTATTCTTGTTTAGGTTAGCAACTTGTAGTACACCTTGGTATTTAGGTGTACGTTCGATAGCGAAGTTATATTCTTTGTGTCCATTTGTAGTGACAGGTAAATAGGTTAGTTGATTTGCTTTATGTGGGCGTACGGCTATTTTTACAGCTAAGGTGTCTAGATCTATACGGATTCGACCCATTGAAGTGTAGATCACTACGTTTTGATGATCTGAATCGAATCTCACGTTACGGATTCGCGGATTGCGTTTGGTTGGCATCAAGTACTCCTTTGCATTCTATAGCGATTCTGGATCGTGCTATGTCAACAGCGGTTTGATTAACATCGTTTAGTAATACCCTACGACCTTCTAAAAGAGCGCCAACGCCTATTGAACCTGAACCACAACAAGGATCTACAAGTAATTCGTTAGGCATACAGGCTAATTTAGCGAGGTATCGAGTTAGATCGAGAGGCATTTCTGAAGGGTATTTAGGTTTCATGGGACGTTGAAAACTAAGTACGTCTCCGAATAAGTCTTCAGGCCACTGGGGAGATCCTTTACGAAGGTGTACGATGAATTGGTATTGTTTACCAAAGGCCATGTGTTTGGTGCGAGCTGGGGTGTATTTGACGCGGTTCCAGATTAAAGGTGGAAGAGAATAATAAAATCCGTTTATTTCGGCACAATCGTGGATGTAGTATGCTTGGTGCCAAGCACATGAAATGAACGAATGAGTGTTGTCTTTAAGGGCGCGGTAGAGTTTAGGGATAAGGTTTAGGACAAAGGTTTTGACTTGTTCTGGATCGTCTTCCCATTGGTCTGTTTGAACTGAATTAGATAAATCTATGGAGTCAAATACGTTCATTCCAAATGGGATGTCTGTAACAAATGTGTCTACGGATTCAGGGTGTAAAGTGTCTAAAAAGTCTAAGGCGTTACTATGATGAACGAAGTCTACAGATTGAGTTGTTGTATTTGCTTTAGCTCGTTTGCCTAATTCCGCTCGTATTTTAACTATTTGAGATTGTTTGAATTTAGCTAGTATAGCGGCTCTAGAGTAGTTGTTTTGTTTAGCTTCTGCAGCGAGATCTGGTGCGAGAGTTAGAATTTTATCTACTTTAACGTGATCGGATATCTGAGATTGTGTTAGGCCGAGTTCTCGGGCTGCGTCTTTTTGTGAGTAACCTCCTCCTATGTGACGTTTAGGTGTGCCTAATTCGGATTGTTTTAGTCTAAGATATTCTGCAATGGCTACTGATTCTTCTGCTTGAGTTAAGTTAGCTCGTTTAATGTTTTCTTCTAATTCTATTGCATGGCGATGGAAGTCTGAAACAGGGTCGATTATTTTAACTTCGACTTCACCGTCATGACGATTTTCGTCTTCTAATTTTTGTATAGCACGAATGCGGCGTTCACCTGCAATTAAGACGTTTGAAGTGTCTATAATTACAGGATGAATTTGGCCGGATTCTAAGATTGATTCGCCTAATTCGGTTAATTGATCTTCATCGAAGTCTTGTCGCTGACGTTCGACTGGAACAATTATGTCGGAATGGTGCATTGAAGTAATCCTTTCAGGGAATTCGTTTGACTATTTCAAGGATAGTTTTATTAATGTACGCACTGGAATCTTGAATTTGAGATATGTAATCTTGTAGTTCAATGAAGTCCCAGTTAAATGTACCTATAGTGAAGGATTGATCTTCAATGCATTCAACACTTTGGTCTGCGAAGTTTTGGATTTCATCTACATGGGCTATAATTTCTTCGTGGAGATCTGCTAGAGTTAATTTAGAATCGGCCATTATTCAGGTTCCTTTTTTAATTAGGGAGGGGGATTAGGTGTGTCCCCCTCCCAAGTGGTTTACAACAAGAACTTTTTGATCTTGTTGGATTTCATTGCATCGCCATCTTCAGGTGTGTAAGTATCAATAATGATTTCACCTGTAACAATACTTCCTTGTGCCTCGTCGAGGTCAGGACATTCGTTGTTCTTAACCTCTTCGGGGAGGAGCTTGAGTTTAGCATCTTCGTATTCCTGAGAGTCTGAATCAAGGTCGTTTAATTCTTCCAAACGATCCTTAAATATAGCGAGGATGGCTTGTTTGAAGAAGAATGTACCCCAACCACACCAGTGGAAAAGAGAGAAGTTATTCCATTCGGGCTCATCGCAATTGATAGTCTTGAACTCGAAGTTAACTCCAGGTGTTCCCTTTGCACGTGACTCTCTGTATTCCCATTTGGTGAACACTAGATCATACGTACCTGCTGGTGCGACTCTGCTTAGGTTTTCTTTCTCGGTTTGAAGATCACCAAAGTCAAGTTCCTGCATAAAATCTGCCATGAGTATATGTTCCTTTGTTAAGTAAGGTTATATTATTAATTTAGACCATCTATAATATCGGATCTCGATATTATTGTATAGCCGTTCAAGAAGTTATTAGTTTCTTGTAGTTTCCTTTCTGTTATGGGACGGCTTAAGCCCGATTAAGAATTGTGCTTTGATTGTTTGATTAAAGCTATTATTGATTGATATATGGTACGCATTTCTGGTTGTGCAGAACCATCTAACATGGCGGCACCGATTCCAGCAGCAACCATATTTTCTAATAGTAACAGTTCTGAATAAGATAAGGTTAGTACGTTAACGTCGTCATTGTTTATTGCTATCATGATAGTTCCTTGTTGTTATAGATATTTAAGATGGTCGCAAAGTTGTTCGTATTCACGAAATACAGGAATATCATGTTCGTTGGCATAGGATATTTCTATTTGTGTTCCGCCAGATTTTCCGGGAAGTTGAAACAAAGCATCACATAAAGACAACCAATGTAAATCGTATTCTAGCCACACATCTGTATCGTGTGGTTTGACTAAATGCCAAAACCAAGTAAGATGGGGTACATGAGGAATGTGACCATCTAAAAGAAGACGATCTGCTACAGATAAAACATTACGAATGTTGATAGCAGAATCTTCTAAGAGAAGTGGTCCTGCTAAGTAGATTCTAGATGCATTGAGATTTGGTGTAATTTCATTAGGGTTCATAGTATCGTCTCTAAGTTTTGTTCTATTTCTGGTTGTAAATCCAGTCTGCGTGTACGTGCAATAGCGAGTCCATTGGGGCGGGTTTCCCAAAAGTAACCAGTTTTATCACCTTTTCCTTTTACCTTTGCGTGGAGGACTTCATCGAAGTAACCCGGAAGACGTAAGGCAAGTTGTCCGGTTAAGGCTGGTGTTATTTTAATTACTCCGGTGACTTCATTTTGATGTGTGGATTCATGACATATCATTATTATGTTTTTATTCATGGAACAAAGTGCTTCTACAAATTTGATACCTAAACGAAGAGCTATGCCGTAGTCTGGTTGCGATGGAGCGGAGTCGAGAGGTTTGTTATTACTGAACATAACATGATCTAAGATGGAAGCATAGAGTTCAGTAAACGAATCTATCACTACGGTTTTTAGTACAGCTGGATCCATTTTGTTTAGTTTTTGCAGTT